TAATTGAAAAGTTTTAACATCAATTAATTTAACATATCCATTAGGGGATATAGCAACTAAATCAACTGATCCTGTGCAACCACAATTTTTAAATACTTCCCAGCCTTTATCCCACAGCCAAGTGATTGCATAATATTCTGCAAAGTCTCCTTTTCTACTAAGACTTTTCATATCTTCTATACTAATGTGTTTCATATAAACCTCTGTAAAATTCTTTTCTATAAACTATGTCAGCTTTACTTAGTTTTTCATTATTATAATTTTCCATTAATTGTATAACTTTATTTTTATTTGTTATTTTAAACCACTCGCCTACTCGTTCTTTAGTTAATTTATTATTATATACTTTTTCATGTAATTGATATTCTGCTCTTTGAGTATTTTCTACTTCTTTCATATAGTCTAATACAAAATCTCTAAACGGAGTTGCAACATTAAAACTTGTTACTCTTATTTTAGGATCATTTGTAGTTCTTCCTATCTTAATCCAATCTTTAAATGTTGGAGAACTTATTATATATATGTAACCTTTCTCTTCTCCATTTAGTTTTTTTAATTGTTTTTTAATATAGTATTTAGCAAAATATTCCTTCGCTTTTTTTCTAGTGTGTTTCATTCCACGAGTCTCCTATCTTATAGGTTCCAGTTAAAGGACAGCGTAAATCAAAATGTTGTCCTGCTTGTTCAATAGCTTCCACTCCTAGCTTACCAAAGTATTCAGCGTGTGCCTCATGCACTTCTACCTGCCACTCATCATGTATGTTAGCAACAAACTTAAAGTCTAGTCCTCTTTCTCTAGCTTTATTGTTTAATATTATTAATGCTTTCTTCATTATGATAGCTCCTGCTCCTTGTAATAAAGTATTTAAAGCCGCATAATTATATCTTACATATATTTTTCTACCATCTAATCCTTTAAGGTAAGTCCTCTTTGATGCTTGTTCAACTCTGTCTCGAAGAGTTTTAAATGATGAAAGATTATCAAAGAAACGTCTTCGAAGTTGCTTACCATGAGCCTTGCTTCCGCCAACCACTTTACCAAGTCTTTCGTTTCCTGCTCCGTACATGAGGGCATATATGAAAGTTTTCGCCTGATCTCTTGATTTAAGTCCTGCAATTTGTTGATTTCTTGTGTGTATGTCTCCATTAATGATTTCATTTGTATATTCCTTGTTGTCCATGTAATGTGCCAGCATTCTAATTTCTAAACCACTAGCATCTATACCTACTAATTTATATCCTTCGGGTGTGGTCCAGCAAGATCTACACTCGTCTCCATACGGACTATTTACTGCTGGAACTTGTGCCACATTAGGATTCCTGTGTGCCATACGACCTGTAATTGTGCCTATTGACATGGCTCTGCCATGAACTCTATCACCTTTTAATTCATCAAGCCATGAACTAATTTGTGCTGTTCGTTTTTGTAATAATAAAAACTCTGCAATGAGTTTCGCTTCGGGTATATGTTTAACTTTATTTAAAGATGATTCATCTACGATTGGCTGACCAGTCGGTGTAAATTTATTAGGCTTCCATCCAAAATCTGTTAGGTATTCCCCTATTTGTTTACGAGAACCAAGATTAAACTCTTGATATTTTTGTCGCATAAAAGGTTTTGGTTTTGTATTTTTAAAATCTTCTTCTTGTATTCCATTTACACCACGTAAAAGAGTTAATTCAGTTAATATTTTATTATATTCTTCATCAGTAAGTCCGCGTTTAGATAAGTCTCCGTCTTTCTTTATATAAGGCTTAACTATTTTATCATCAACCCATTTAGGTTTGAATACTTTTTTAACTTCGTCTTCTACTTCTCTCATTCGTTTCTTTAAAGAAACTAAAAGCTCTGTGCCTTTTCGTTCATTAAAATAAAATCCATTTGCTTCTTGTTGTTGTAATATTTTAGTTGTTTCATGTTCTATATTTAAACATTCATCACTAAATCCTTTACCTTCTTCTAATAAAGCATTGTATGTTACTTCATTTACTAGAACATCTTGCTGACAATAAGGAACCATCTTATGATCAAACTCATCCCACACTAAAGGCGCTTCTTCTTTGTAAACTTTTACACGATATCCCCAGCTATTTAAACTGTGTCCGCCTTCACGTACTGGATTATATAATCTTGACATTACTAATGTATCTATAATATTTTTATCAGTAAATAAATCTACATCGAATAACTTATTTAAAATAGGAATATCAAAATCTATTATGTTGTGTCCTATTAAAGTAGGAGTATTTTCTAAAAGTTTTATTCCTTCTTCTATATTATTTTTATCATGTGTAAAAGTCCACACTTGTCCAGTATTGTATTCTCTAGCTACAAGCACCCAAACTTTATCTGGAGTAAGTCCATTGCACTCCATATCAAAAATAATAATGCTCGGTTTTGCTTGTAAACTAGTATCAGAATTGTATGTCTTCGTTTTCAAAAGTTACCTCGTCTGTTAATTCCGTTAATCTTCCTGTATCTCCGTCATATAATAACGAACAGGCGTATCCTGTATATCCTGTGTATCTAGATTTTAATACACGCACAATTGCTGTGTTAGCTTCCATGTCATCTTCAGCTTGTTGATTTCTTTCTATTGCAACTACACAATCTGACATTTGTGCTATACTTTGAGAGCCTTTAAGGTGGCTCAATGAAACTTGAACACCTTTCTCATGTCCTAAATCTCCACCTACTCTGCGAAGATGTGATACTAATATCATACCAACACCTGTTTCTTCTATAAGACTGCGGATTTTGGTCATTAGTAAATCAATACCTCGTCTTTCATCTGTGTCTGTTAAAGATGATACAAGCATGTGTAGATGGTCTATGACTATCCACTTACACTTACATCCTACAATCATGTATCTTAACTTAGAAAAGATTTCTTCTATATCATTAACTCCTAAGTGTGCATGAATGAATACTCTATCTTTTTGAATAGTTTTATCAAATAAAACAGAAAGCTCTTCTTCGGAATAGCCTTCTCTAATTTCATTAATATAAAGTCTATCGTTAGCTTCGATAGATACGATACCATCTGCTGTGCGTTGCCAGTTTTCTTCAAGTGCTAAGATACCTATATTATCATCTGTCTGTTTGATTAGCCAGTGTTCTAATTCTCTAACGATACTTGATTTTCCAAGCCCTGTTCCACCACAAAGTAAAAATAACTCAGACTTTCTCAGTCCATATAGCTTCTTATTTAATCCTTCATACGGGAAGGCTATACTTTCTTTGATTTCTCTAACGAGCCATTCATCTTTCTTCTTTGATAATTCTACAATTCCTGCAGGTGTATATACTTTTGCCTCATACCATGCTTTAACAAACTCAGCATATTTATTATTACCAAGCATATCATTAGCATCTTTAAATCCATTAGGCAGTTGTAATATTTTAGCCTTGCCAGGTTTTAATATACGAGCTACTTCTCTAGCCGCTTTTCTACCTGCTTTATCGTTATCAAAACATATGATAACCTTTTCAAACTGTTCTACAAATTCAATGCTATCTCTTATATCACGAACAGCGCTAGAAGAACCTCTTTTAATTGAAACGATAGCAGACTTAATACCTAATTCAGCGACAGCCATAGCATCACACTCGCCTTCAGTTATTGTAAGATATTTATCTTTATGACCATATAACTGCTCTCCAAATAAACCAGTACCTTCATAAGTACCGCTAAATCTAAAGTTTTTATTAGTAGTATATCTTGTTTTGACACCTACAATTTCATTGCCGTTGTAAAAAGGATATATATGTTCAGCTACGCTCCCGTCATTATTATAAACAACACGAACACCATACTTTCTGGCTACCTTTTCAGATATTCCTCTGTCTGTTAAAGCACCATAAGTTCCTGTGTAGGTATTTAAATATGTGCTTTTATTCACTGTGTTTTTCTTAGGGTTTTCATAATTAGGAAAGAAAGTTCCGCAACTAAAACATTTAGCAGAACCATTTTCGTTTATTGCAACAGGATCTGAGCCACCGCATTTAGGACAGGGTTGTTTGTATTTAACCCATGGTCCAGCCTGTTTTTGTATTTGTTGGGTTGTTTCCATATCTATCTCCCAATAAGGAAAAAGATTAGACCTATGTTGCGAGATCCTAGAAAGCGTTTCGCGTGCTTAACATAAGTCTAACCAAGTTTTAATTAAGAATCTTCTTTAGATTCCGTTTCTTCTGAAGGTGCAGGTCCTGAACCAGCATTCATTAATCCAATAAGTGTATTAGAAAATCCACCTATAGAAAAATTGACGTTCATCATTTGCATATTTATTTTTCTTTGTTCTGATGAAAGGTTTACTAGTGTATCAAACACATCTCTAGCTACGCCTTCATCTAGATCTTCTTTATAAATTACAACGTCCTCAATTGTTATTGATTGTTGTTCGCCTGCCATTAGAATTCTTCTCCATCAGCTATAAGCTCGTCACCATCTTGAGCTTTAGCAGGGATCAAATTCACAACCTGAACAGCTTGTAGATCTAATCCTTTATAAGGACCAAATTGATTCTCGCCTTCGTATTCGTTATATTGAACACGAACTTCAGAACCATTACCGATCTGAACATCTACTTCGTTCTTGTTCATATCAAATAATCTAGGTGCTGCTCTTTTCATACCATTCGGACCATCAACTTTTCTTCTGATGATAACAGCCATACCTTCATCTTCTTGTTTCACTTTATGTCCACGTGAAGCGAAGTCATTAGCAGTCTCATCGTCTACAACTAAGTTGATTGTATACGTAGGTTGAAATTTAGTATTCGGATTAGTTATCCAAGCATACTTTGCTTTACCATTTAATATTGCCATATCTTTTTCCTCTAATTAATATTAAGATTAATGTAAGGGTTTCTGAGCAGTCTACCCTTACGAGACATAATCGGCGTTTTTATTTTTTTGGAGATAGAGGGCATACCGATACTCATTTTATCCCTTTCTCTTCGTTTGCGTTGACAACTATTATACCAGAAAACAATCACGATTGCAAGCCTTAATGTATACTTTTGTCATCGTCTTCAATTTCATTCAGCCTCAACTCTAAACCAATACCGCCATCAGTTTTCATAATCAAATCTCTTATCTCCCTCAACGGCGCTAATTCAGCATCGAAATCCCATATCTCTCCGCTTATTATATGTTGTATGTGGTATAGATATGAAACTGTTTCCATCTGTACGATATTATCTATTACTTGTTCTGGTGTATTACCAAAAGTTTTTAATTCTGTAGGTGTTTTACCATCCTCAAGAATTACTGTAGCTATATATTCATCCACTAGCTTTTCTCCTAATTAATATTTCTTTATAAGTTTTAATTGTTGGATCTCTTTTTAATTGTTTTAATAGCCAACGATCAGACATATAAGTTAATTCAAACTGCCCCTCAATTAGTGTGTGCGTTTGATCACTTAAATATTCTGATACATTTTCAGTATTAATTTGTGCGGCATCTGCCTCAGACAATAGGGATCGCAACCATTCTACTTGAATAATTCTCATTGTCTTTTTTAAATTTTTAATATATTTCTTTTTCATAATACAAAATCTGATACAGGCTCGTCATAATCTTCTAAAAAGTTTATGCCTTCCATGTTTATATTATCCACATTAAGATTCATAAGGACAGCATTTCCAGATATTATTTTAGTATCTCGATACCTACCCTCAATACTTATCCAGTGTTTCGTTTTGTTATTATCTTGAGATTTATAACATATAAAAGCACCATCGTCATAAGGCATAACCTCAATAAAATCAGTATCTAATAATAATGTAATGTTTTCCCTTATTTTATCATGGTCTAACCATAGACTATTATCATTCACGTTGTCTTTAAACAAAGTGATTTCTTTTATTTGTTTTTGTTCTGCATTTATAAAGTATGTTTTCATTTTAATTTCCTGATTTATAAATTACAAAGCCATTGTCTTCAACTTTAGCTTTACCTTTAGCCAGTAATCCTACAACTACATTATTTTTGTCCATGAACCTCATGTCATGTTTGTCACCATCAATAACTTCACGACCAAGAAAGGTCTTTGGAAGTCTTTTATGAAAAACAACTGCTATATTATATTTAACTTTCTTATATTTCTTAGTATACTTAGGACTAGCCTCGCTGTATGACCATGTTAAATGATAGTTAGGTATATGATCTACCTTTCTTGTAGGTATTTTAGTATAGTCATACCATTGCACTTGCGGAAACATCTCAAAGATAGTTTGTCCACCCTCAATGATAATCTTTTCCCATTGAATATCAGATGTTCCGTTCAATCTAATAGCAGGCTTCTTACCTTTACGTTCACACGCTTCGATAAATTTTATAATGTCCAAGACCAGTTGCGACATAAACTCCGCCTGGTTATTAAGAAACAGATCAGTCTTGCGTTGTCTAGCATCTTGAACTTTAGGAAATACGCCTGCTATGCCTGCTGTATTTAAGCATGCTTCTTTACAACCTGCCTCAATCTGGAAAGGACAGATGCGTGTATTAGAAGGATGTAAATGTAGAATACAAGACCAATATTCATCCGATAGTTTATTACTCTTTTGAATTTTTGGGTTAGTATCTACTGATAATAGTTTATAAGCCATGATTATATCCCCTGATCTGCTTCTTGATAAGAACTGAATTTAGTTTCTGCCTCATCTCTTGCCATAGCATCTAAGTCTGCTTCAGACATAGCATCAGCACACTTCATTGATAAGAATGAAATCACTAAGTCTTTAATGTCCAATCCTAGTTGTCCGTTTCCTACTTCGTAATTCTCGTAAACGAATTTCTGACAATCATTTTTAAGATCGTCTCGTTTATCTAACAACCATATCTTATCAACTTCATCAATAATATATGCTATTAAATTGTCTGTTCCTGTGTTGCTCATTTAATCCACCCATCATATAAAATACAAAATAAACCTAACCCCAGACCAATCGTTCCGAAGATAGGAGTCACTACATAAAGAAAACTAGGAACTGCCTTAACTGTTGCTATTAGTAAAAAGATCCCTGCTAAACCTACAGCAATTCCTGTTCCTCTAATAAATAATTTAGATAATAAATTGTCCATCTTAATTCTCAGTATACATTAATGGCATCATCTTTTGATTTAAAGTTTTTCTAACTTTATCAATTCTATCCATTTGTAATGATGCATAATTTTTAAGAGATGATTTTCTAAATACTTGACCATGTGTTGCCCACTCAGTCATTGCATTATATAATGCCCAAGCTGTTTTATCTAAGACTGCACTATTTGATAACCAATGATGCCACAATTTAGTAATTGTTTTATTTCTAACTACGTCTGGTTGGTATAAGATTTCGTAAGGACTCATTCCACTATTATTATGCACTTGTGCTGTTTTAGCATTAGCCAGATTTGCTAAGACATCAAAAGCCTCTGAAGTAGTTATTTGAGTATCTACCATATCATGCCACAAATCAGTTTCTTGATCATAAAACTTGACAGCTTCTGATAATTTATCAGCAACACGCTGTAGGTTAAGACCTTTAGTGTGTTTAGATTTGTGGATCGCAAAGTTATTAGCGAACACCTGCATATTTAAACAGATAAATCGATAACCACCGACCTCAACTGTGAATGACCACGATCCATCAAAGCTGTTTCGCGCTGATATAGTTAAAGCCACATCATCATTTTCTCTGCCTAGATTAACTCTGTGTGCTGGCAACGTATATATACTAAATGCTCTAGCACCATTATGTGAACATCTAGTTTCTCTTGTGATCCCTGTTATATCAAGATCAGATAAGTGAATGACATTCTCTGCTGTTTGAAATGCATCAACATGATCGACTGAATTGTAGTCTTTACCAACAATACTCAACGGCACATTAGTATCTTCACGAATTAATGCAACGTGGGAGTCGATATCAGTAAAGTCTGTGTAAGCACCATCAATTGGACTTATCCCATGTTTCAGACTAACTAATGGCTCTTTACGAACTGTAAATTCAGCGCCACCATAATTGCCTAGATTTGC